ACGCACGTTCTGCTGCTAGGGCGATTGACCTCTACAAAGCTGATATGGGTATTGGCAAAAAGAAACCCAAGTCAGACAAAGACGCAGCCAAGTCTGTGTCCACAAAAAATAGTCGCAGTAAACCGCAAGAGAATGAAGAAGCATCCTATCTAAAAGAGTCGGACGTGCAAAAAATGTCGGCACGAGAATACGAAAAACGATCTGACGAAATTATGGAAGCTATTCGTAGCGGCAAATTTATATATGATGTATCGGGGTCAGCCCGGTAAAAAAGTATTGACAAATAGTTATATATAAGTATAACTATGTCATATAAGTGTAAGTTGTGTAGCTAACTGCTTACACTACCTGCAAACAATACCGTCTTACGGATTACCTGACGAACATGGCCCGTTGAATATCTGGTCGGCCAACTAGATAAGATACGCACCCAAGTGAATCAGCCTCTGATTAGTCTGTTAGTTTGCATCTGTTAAAATGCCAAAATAGGAGATAATATCATGGCTTTTACTACCGCAGCCGGGTATGGTAATCTTCCTAATGGTAATTTTTCGCCCGTAATTTACAGCAAACAGGTGCAACTTGCTTTCCGCAAGGCATCTATTGTTGAAGCAATTACCAATAACGACTACTTTGGTGAGATTGCGCAAATGGGTGATTCCGTTAGGATTATCAAAGAACCCGAAATTACTGTTAAGGAGTATGCACGTGGTACAACCATCGCGCCGCAAGACCTTGACGACGAAGACTTCAACCTAACAATTGACAAAGCTAACTACTATGCTTTTAAGGTTGACGATATTGAAGAGGCGCATAGCCACGTGAACTTCCAGTCTCTGGCAAGTGACCGTGCTGCTTATCGTCTTGCCGACCAGTTTGACCAAGACGTTCTTGGTTATATGTCTGGTTTTAAGCAGTCTGCAATTCACGGCACTCCTAACGCTGTTAACACAACTGTTAATGGCTCAAAGGCTGTATCTTCCGCTTCGGATGGTGCCAACCTTGTAGGTGCTGAACTGCTGGCTTCTATGTCACTTGACGCATCTGACTTTACGCAAGCGGATGGCACTGCAGGTACTGCAAATCAGTGTATTGGTATTGAGCCTCGCGCTGGTGGAGCAACTGCAGCTAAGAGTGGTACAACAGGTAATGCGTTCCCACTGCAAGTTATTGCACGTATGGCACGTTTACTTGATCAACAAAACGTAGACACTCAAGGACGCTGGCTCGTTCTTGACCCGGTTTTCATTGAAGTTCTGAAGGATGAGGACTCACGTCTTCTGAACGCTGACTTCGGTGGTTCCGGTCTTCAGAATGGTCTTGTACTAAATAACCTTCACGGTTTCCAAGTTTACACATCTAACAACCTACCGTCACTAGGCACAGGCCCAGCGACAACTGGTGGTATGAATGCTAGTAACATGGGCATCATCGTGGCTGGTCACACCTCCTCTGTAGCAACTGCAGAGCAGATCAACAAGACCGAAACCTATCGTGACCCGGACAGCTTCTCTGATATTGTCCGTGGTATGCACCTGTATGGCCGTAAGATTCTTCGCCCTGAAGCAATCGTTACTGCGGCATACTGCTTGGCATAAGGGAGGGCTGAGAAATGGCTGCAACAACCACACTGTTGGCAACGACCAATACTAATCACGGCCCTAGCTACGGTAGAACCTCTAGGGTAAGACCCTATCTCGTAGAGCAAACTATCAATTTTGCAGATCAGAATATTGATGCTAATGGAAGCACGATTGAGTGTTGTGCAATTCCTGCTGATCATCTGATCATGTATGCAGATGTTGAAGTTGAAACCGCTCTTACCAATACAGCTTCTGACGCCACTATAGACATGGGTCTGTCAGGTGGAGACGCTGACTATTGGGTAGATGGGTTCGACATTGATGGTGCTTCTGCAGGAGCATACGCAGGGGTGGACACTGCAACAGCAGGTGTTCCTCTTCTAGTGACTGCAGACGGCTCATTGAAGTTGACTTTTGCCGGAACCGCTGGTACAATTAGTGCCGGTGTAATCCGTGTATTTGCGGTGTGTATGCCGATTGAAGGCGGCTTGCTTAAAGCTGTCGATGTAGATCGTGACGCACTTGCCTAACTAATATGGGGGGCGGCAGAAGTCGCCCTCCTAACTTATCTGATTTCTAACAGGAGAAAAAAATGGCTATTACCACTGCAATGTGTAACAGCTTTAAGACAGAACTGCTTGGTGGTCTACACGATCTTGACACAGACTCAATCAAATTGGCACTAATCAAAGCATCTCCGTCCGGTACGTATAATAAGAACACTACAAACTATTCTGACGTAACTGGCAACTCTGATGAAGCGTCTGGTACTGGATACAGTGCTGGTGGTCAGGTTCTTGACGGTGCTGCTATTTCACTGTCGGGTGACACTGCTATTGTAGATTTCACTGATGAAGTGTTCTCTGATGTTACTGTATCTGCTGATGGTTGTATTATTTATAACACAGCTAATAGTAACTCAGCTATTGCTGTCATTGATTTTGGCGGCACAGTGTCTGCCACTGCTGGTGACCTTACGATTGAATTTCCCGCTGCAGGTGCATCTACCGCTGTTATTCGTATCGCGTAATTGGGGCATAGACTATGGCCCTCGTTGTTGCTGATCGTGTAAAAGAAACGACTACGACCACCAGTACTGGCACGTATACTCTTCTTGGTGCTGCGACTGGTTTCGAGTCGTTTTCTGTTGTCGGGGATGGTAACACGACGTACTACTGTTGCACGGACGGCACAGACTTTGAGGTGGGTATTGGTACATACACCGCTTCGGGTACGACTCTTGCACGTACGACAATTTTGCAGTCGAGCAACAGTGATAGCGCCGTCAACTGGTCAGCGGGTACGCGAGACATCTTTATTACACAGCCAGCAGAAAAGGCGGTGTTTTTGAATGCGGATGGTCACATTGAAAGCAGTTTAATAATCGGATCAACGGACGATGGCGCGGGTAATGCGCCTACTCTGGACCTGTACCGCCACAGCGGCTCCCCTGCGGATGCTGACCACGCTGGCACCATACAATTCAACTTTCAGAACGATGCCGACCAAAAGGTTTTGGGCGGTAGAATATATTTAGAAGTTGACGATGTAAGTGACGGCTCTGAGGACGGTGCGATTAAGATTGCAGGTTTGCGTGGGGGTAGCGAAGAAGAGTATTTAGAACTTTCTTTTGGTCTTGTCAGGATTAATTCAGACTCGTTATACCTGCCGTCAGGCAAAACAATTTTATTTGAAGGCAGTAGTAACGATACTGCCGAAACCACACTGACTGTAGCAAACCCCGGTCAGGATCGCACGATTACCCTGCCTGACGCTACTGGCACGGTCCTCTTGACTGACGGTAGCGGCGCAAGCCTTACATCCTTGAACGCTTCTGAACTAGGCAGCGGGACTGTCCCTAACGCTAGATTAGATGCAGAATTGCAAGCACTCGCTGGCTTAACCTCTGCAGCAGATAAGGGCATTCAGTTCACCGGCTCCGGCACTGCTGCAACCTACGACTTGACTGCTGCTGGTAAAGCATTGCTTGATGATGCTGATGCTTCTGCGCAACGAACAACATTGGGATTAGGCACAGCCGCTGTCGCAGCTACAGGCATCAGCAACGGTAACGTACCAGTATTTACATCCGGCGTTGCAGACGATGACTTCTTGCGTGTTAACGGAACTTCGATAGAAGGCAGATCAGCAACAGAGGTTGTATCAGATTTAGGTCTTGGCGATTTAGATTTTGGCTTGATTACAGGATCAGCCGCTAGTTCACAAGATTATGGAGCAATAGCTTAATGGCACAACAAGTACAACTTAGACGAGGAACGACCTCTCAACATGGCTCGTTTACCGGCGCGGTAGGCGAGGTTACTGTCGATACCGACAAGGACACCCTCATTGTCCACGACAACTCACAGGCGGGTGGCTTTGCCGTTGCAAACTTAAAGACGGCGCAGGAGTTTACAGCTACCCAAAACTTCAATGCGACGACACTTACAGATGCTTCCACAATTGCGTGGGATACTTCTGCTAATCAGGTAACAAGTGTTACGCTAGGCGGCAATCGTACTTTCGGTGCGCCAACAAATCAAGTTGACGGCGCAGCATACGTTTTGATAATTAAACAGGACAGCACAGGTTCGCGCACAGCCACGTTTAATTCTGTGTTTAAGTTTGTTGGTGGCACGGCTCCGACGCTTACAACAACTGCTAGTGCGCGTGATCAACTTGTCTTTGTATCTGATGGTACAAACTTGCATGAAATCGGAAGGGCTTTGGACACAAAATGAGTGGTATTCTTGGTATTGGTGGTGGCGGTGACGCCGGGTTTTATCCGTTTTCAATGGAACAGTCGTTGCGTTTTAACGACGACGACACCGCGATGCTTTCAAAAACTTTCCCGTCCGCTGGTAATCGAAGAACGTGGGCATGGAGTGGCTGGGTTAAACGTGCGAATATAGGAAACACCCACCCCCTTTTTGTTGCTGGTTCTAGCGGATCATCCGTCTTCCAGCTTGCAATGCAGACATCCACCGATGCAGATAGGCTTGTGTTTTATAACTACACTGGCTCGTATGATCTTAATTTTGCCACCACTCAAGTTTTGAGAGATGTGTCATCTTGGTATCATATTGCTCTTTTGATGAATACTACTCAGTCAACGTCATCAAATAGAGTCAAACTTTACATAAACGGTGGGCTTATTTCAGATTTAGCAACGTCAAGTTATCCATCACAAAACTTTGAAACACTCGTCAACAGCGCGGCGTCCCATAGGATTGGACGCAATTTTGATACTGCAACGTCAACAAAATCACTCGACGGATATGTCGCTGAAGTTAATTTTGTAGATTCTCCCATATTCACAGCGGCAACAACATCAGGCAGTGCAACGGTTACGGGCATCTCTAGTACAGCAACTTTAAAAGTGGGGATGGCCGTAAGTTCATCAACAACCTCCGTCATACCTGACGGCACCACGATTGCATCTATTGATAGCAGCAGCCAGATAACGCTTTCCGCTAACGCTACCGCCACAAATGGTTCGGTTTCTCTGACGTTCAGCCCGACAATAGATTTTTTTGGTGAGACAAAAAACGGCATTTGGGTAGCTAAAAATTATACCGGCCCCTACGGCACCAACGGTTTCCGTCTCCCCTTTGAAGACGACACGACTGTTGAAGGCTTCAACACGGTTCTTTATACCGGAACCGGGGGCGTAAGAACCGTACAAGGCGTAGGTTTCCAACCTGATTTAGTGTGGATCAAGTCTCGTAGCCACTCTGACCCACATGAATTGATTGATTCGGTTCGTGGTGCGTCAAAAAGGTTGCGTCCTAATGACACCCCAGCAGAAAGCACGGCTTCAAATGACGGCTTTGTGTCTTTTGATTCAGATGGTTTTTCATTAGATGGCAGTGGCGGCGGTGGTCAAGTCAATGGTAGCGGAAGAACGTATGCTGCGTGGTGCTGGGATGCTGGCACAGGTTCTGCTGCAAGCAATAGCAACGGCACAATCACATCATCTGTCAAGGCGAACACAGCCCGTGGATTTAGTATTGTCACTTACACAGGCAACGGAACAAACGGGACTGTTGGTCATGGGTTAAGTGCCGCCCCAACTTGGATTATAGTGAAGAACAGAGACGATGTTGAAAATTGGGCTGTTTGGCATACAGGCATCCCGATTACAAAATATCTAAGGCTTAACGATACTCCCGAAGCAAAGACGCCAACTAATGCAAGATGGAATGACACAGCGCCTACGTCTACGGTCTTCAGCGTGGGCGACACATCAACTGGTGACAATGAAGTCAACGCAAACGGTGA